CAAGTCTACTCAATAAGTTCCTAGACTTCTGGTCAGATCCTGATAAAACTCCAGACGTAATTACTGGCTGGAATATTCGATTCTTTGATGTTCCATACCTTGTTAATCGCGTAGCCAAAGTAATAGGGATGGATGCTATTAAATCGTTTTCTCCTTGGAAAATGGTTGACCATCGTGAAATTACACGTCGTGGTAAAGCATCAGTTGCATACGATATCAAAGGTATTGAACAACTCGATTATCTTGAGCTATTTCAAAAGTTTGGTTATTCGTATGGCGCACAAGAATCATATGCATTGAACCATATTGCCTATGTTGTACTTGGTGAACGTAAGCTTTCGTTTGAAGAAGCAGGTAACCTAAAGAACCTGTACAAACAAGATTTTCAAAAGTACATTGACTATAATATGAAAGACGTTGAACTGGTTGATCGTATCGAAGAAAAGATGGGGTTGATTACCTTAGCTATGACTATGGCTTATCGTGGTGGTGTCAACTACTCTGAAACGTTTGGCGTTACTTCGATATGGGAATCAATTATCTATCGTAAGCTATTATCTGAAAAGCGTGCATCTCTAGTATTTGCTGGAGATTCTATAAAAGCTAAGTTTGCTGGTGGTTACGTAAAAGAACCACATGTTGGCGCACATGATTGGGTAGTTTCTTTTGATTTGAATTCTCTATATCCTAATATTATTGTTCAGTGGAATATGAGTCCTGAGACTCTAGTGTCTGCTGGTCATACAAGTGGCGTTGAATACTACATGGAATCGTCTCAATATAAAGGCAATGATTGTTTAGCTGCAAACGGTAGTACGTATCGTAAAGATGTTGATGGTGTTATTCCAAACATTATTATCGACTACTATGCTGATCGTAAACTAATTAAAAAGCAAATGCTTGAAGCTGAATCTGCTTATCAAAAGACAAAGACTAAAGAACTGGATAAAGAGATCAACAAGCTTAATAACCAACAAATGGCTATTAAGATCCTGATGAACTCTTTGTATGGCGCTCTCGGCAATCAATACTTCAAATACTTCGACCTTCGCCTTGCCGAGGGCGTCACACTTACTGGCCAATTAGCTATTCAATGGGCTGAACGTACAGTCAACGAGTTCATGAACAAAATCATGGAAACTACTGATGTTGATTACGTTATTGCTATCGATACTGATTCGCTCTATGTTAACTTTGGTTCAATGATCGAAAAGTTTACACCTAAGAATCCAGTGCAATTTCTTGATATGGTATGTAAAGACAAGATTGAACCAGTCATTGCTGCAGCATATGAAATGCTATTCAACAATATGAATTGCCATAAACCTCGTATGGAAATGGGTAGAGAAGTTATTGCTGATCGCGGTATCTGGACTGCAAAGAAGCGATACATACTTAACGTACACAATAGTGAAGGTGTTCAATATGCTGAACCAAAACTCAAAATTATGGGTATTGAGGCTATCAAGTCTTCAACGCCCGAAGTTTGTCGCGATAGGTTCAAGGAAATATTCAAGATCCTTGTCTCAGGCGGTGAAGCCGAAGCTCAAGCTTATATCAGAGACTTCAAGGCTGAGTTCAAAAGCTTACCGCCAGAGAAGATTGCCTTCCCTAGGTCGGTCTCCAATATTACCGACTGGTCGGATCGCAAAACGGTTTACAAGAAAAGCTGTCCGATCCATGTACGAGGCTCGTTGCTCTTCAATAAATACATCAAAGAAAACAAACTTACAAAGAAGTACGAGCTAGTTACTAACGGCACACGTATCAAGTTTTGTTATCTTAAAATGCCAAATCCAATCCATGAAAACGTTATGGCATTTCCCGAGGTAATTCCGGAAGAGTTTAAGCTAGCACCTTATATAGATTACGATCGGCAATTTGAAAAAACATTTGTTGAACCACTTAAACTAATACTTGACGCGATCGGTTGGTCGCCTGAACCAAGAGCAAGCCTCGATGAATTTTTTGGATAAAAAGGTTTACTTTTATGTTAAAGTGTGATATAATATACAAAATGGAAAAGGAATACAAATATGGCAGCATATAAAAATAGTACTGATTGGGTTAAAGATATTAACGATATGCACGCTAAGTTTGGTGTACATAAATGGATGCATGCACAATTACAATCTGATAATGAACAAGGTCGTGAAAATATTAGAAAGTTTCTCGAGTTTCGTATGAACTTCTTAGATGAAGAGCTTACCGAAACAAAGAATGCCGTAAAAAACAATGACCCTGAAGAAATTGTTGATGGTCTTATTGACTTATGTGTTGTTGCTATTGGTACACTTGATGCTTTCGGTATTGATGCTTATAAAGCATGGAATCAAGTCCATACTGCTAATATGTCAAAAGAATCAGGTGTTAAACCATCCAGACCAAATCCACTTGGATTACCGGATTTGATTAAGCCTGAAGGTTGGACTGGACCAGATCATAGTGAAAATCATGCCAATCTCACTGACCTTATTTAAGAATATATTCGATAACAAAACTAACAAACGTATCGATGCACCTGACTTTGATGCGTTTGAATCTGTTTTGTACGACCTTTCAAAGAAACCGTTCGATGGTAAAGACAAAGCAATGCTTATGTCTCCTGCCATTTACGAACATAACACAACACGTAAGAATGATAATGTGATTGAGTGGGCCGGTTGGTGCGCTGTTGATGTTGATGACTACGTACCAAATGGAGACTTAAAAGATGATCTGGTTGAACGTTTTTCTGCCTATCGCTTTGTGTGTTATAGCACTGCCAGCTCTACGACTGATAAACCGAAGTTCCGTCTTGTTTTCCCACTTGATGAGCCTGTACCAAACGATAGAATCCGACAATTCTGGTTCGCACTTCAAACAGAACTTGGTGACCTTGGAGACAAGCAAACTAAAGACTTGTCTCGCATGTATTATATCCCTGGAGACTATGCTAATGCTTTCAATTTTATATTCAGCCACCATGACGGTTCTAATGTTGTACCATCTCGGCTAATATCAAAGCATCCAGCTCCTGTTAAAAACAACCTGAATAATTTCTTTGATAGACTACCTGAAGAAATGCAAAAAGAAATAACGCAATATCGTAAAGATAAACTTGATGCAAGCTTTGAATGGTCTTCATATCATGATTGTCCATTCTGGCCAAAACGAATTGCAGCTGAATATCAAACGATTAGTAACACTGGTTGGTATGCTAAAATGTATGCTATCATGGTTGCTGTTGGTGGTAATGCTGTACGTCGAAAGTATCCTATTACTTCCGCGGAAGTTTCTACACTATGTCGTCAATTTGACGAAGATAACGGTAATTGGTATAAGAACCGTCCACTTGATAAGGAGGCCGATCGTGCCCTTGAATACGTCTACAAAAACATATGATATCTTTAACATGGATATGAGCTTTAATATAAACGACATTCAGCTGGTATCTCAATGGCGAGAACGTGCCATGACAGAGGCAAAAGCAATTCACAGTAAGCCATCAACAGCTCGTGGTAGAATGTTAGATGAAATTTACGAAACATGTTTGTATGGTCATGCGCCAGAACAATACCTGATCGAAACTGGATGGATGGATGATGAGCGTCCATACAAAGATCTAATTGATCCACAAGGTGATAACGTAGAAATCAAAGTAACAGAAAAGATGGCATTTGTACCATACGTCCTTTCTCGTTGCCAAACAGCTAAATTAGAAACATGGAGAAACTACCCAGACATTGTCTACATCTTCATTAATAATAAAAAAGAGACCGAATACGTTCATGAAGGCACGTATTTGTGGAATGGAAATAAATTCAAAAAAGTGAGCAGTTAGTGACATTCTGCTCATTATTTTGTTTACAAATGAAAAGAATTATGGTATAATATATCTATAAAATGGAAAAGGAAAGTTTACTGGAGAGAGTTTACTGGAGCCGAAAGGCTAGGATTAAGAATCACTGCAAAGCTCTCTAGGATTAAGAATCACTGCAAAGCTTCCATTGAGGAGAATATATTATGAATGCTTTAGTTGAACACATCAAAGCTCGCAATGAGATTTCTCGCCGTGAAATGGCTGAGAACCCTGGAACGTTTATCGGCATTACTGTCGAAGACGCTAAGCACTGGAATGACCAGGGCATCTATACTGTTGAACAGTATCAATTCCAAATGGATTACTATGGTCTGTACGATATACTTGCAGATCACACAAGTAAATCATACGCTCGTATGAAATTGAGTAATGCCAAGACTATGGCAGATCTCGATGCTATTTGGGAAGAGTGGAAACCACGCATTGAAGGAGAAACTGCGTAATGACTAAAGCAATCGAAGAATATTTATCAAACGGTGGTAAGATTACCATCTGTCGTCCATCAAACAAACGTCCTGAACAAAAGCGTTCACCGTTTTCTACGTTCAATCGTGGCGCAAAGAAGATCAACTTGCGGGATAACGGCTATGCGTAATGAGGCTTTTGTTTACGTTTGGCATAATACCACAAACGGAAAGAAGTACATTGGTTATCACAAAGGCGATACCAATGACGGTTACGATACGTCATCTAAAGATCCTGAGTTTTTGGAAGCAATGGCTCAGGGCTATATGAAACGTGAAATTGTTGCAGAAGGATCTGCACAAGCTATGATTGCTGTGGAAAGAACGATGTTGTTAGAAGTAGATGCAAAGAACAATCCTGATTATTACAATAAGTCAAATGGAGGAGGCAGCGAGTTAAAAGCTTATATCAAACCCTCTCTTGACGAATTTCAAGAACAAATTAAAAGCAAAGAATTTAAAGTTGTTCCAGTTGACAAGCAAGATCTTGTTTCTATGGAAAGATTTCAAGTCAGGTTTGACGAGCTAAATCCAAAGCACGTGCGAGAGCTGAAAGAAATCATCGACGATAATAATGGTGATACAACTAACTTTGATCCAGTTGACATCTTACGAGATTACTTTGGTAAAGAACAACACTTGTTGTTGAATGGTAACCAACGTCGTCAAGCTGTCCTTGATTCAAAGCGTGCTAAATACATTCAATGCCAGTTTATACCAAAAGAAGTATGGAAAAACTTTAGTAAGATTGAACTCGAAGCTTTGGCTAATCGGTTGAATAGAAAGCCAGCAAAGGCATCGTTGCCAGTCAATAAAGAAGATGCCATTAAGTATTTGAAAAGTGTACATGTTGAGGGAAGAGACATTGATACCGATCAAAACTTTGATGAGTTACACCTTAAGCTAGGATTCACTAAAGCTCAGGCAAGAAAGTTTATCAAAGCTGCACAGCAAGAAATTGATGATGCAAAAGCTGTACCTGCTGGAGCTGTTTGGATTGATTGGAAGACTGCTCGTAAGAAAGAAGCTCTTCGAATTGTAGAACAATATAGAGACAAAGACTCTATGGCTTTTCTCATGTCATCAGCTGGTCCACAAATGTGGCGTGCTCTTGAAGATTCTATTGAGTTTCCAAAGAAAAAACAAATGATCTTTGTAGTCTATCACACAAGTCCAACTGCAGAGTCTACTTGGTTTACAAAGTATCTTCCATTGTTTGAAAAGGTAATTAAATTGAGGCTAAATATCAACGTAAACTTTACCTATTTACCAACAATAGATCATTTAGCTGGTTTACAAGACAGCAAAAATGTGGTATAATAATAGTAACAATCGAGGTGATAATGAAATATTCTCTAGAAGTTCTCAAGCGCGCAGCTGAAGTACAATCAGCTAAAAGCGATGATTACCAAAATGCAAACTCACGGATCAAACAAGCTGACTATTATTGTCGTGGCTGTTCTACTCTCCTAGACACTATGCATGCCAAAGTTTTACGTATGCAATCTGTTATGGAAGCAATGGAACAAGATCCAAACTATGCTCAAAACTTCGAATCACTTGAAGATTCATGTCTTGATTTGATCAACTATGCTTCTTTCTTTGCTTCATACATGGCTGGCAAGATGGATGGCCAAGATCCAGATCGTGACTTTCTTAATCGACCTAAGCCAGAGTTAAAAATTAATGTTACAAAATGAAAAGATCCACATTGAAAACATTGGTGGCGAAACTGTAAAATCAGACCATCGCTATGTTGTAAAAGATAACAAGACACTTAATAATCTTGTTGTAAGTAGTACTCGTTTGAAGCGGCAGCAATCGACCACTGGTCATGCGCATGTCGGCCAAGAAGAAGTCTATTACTTTGTTAAAGGTTCAGGCTGGATTGAATTGATTGATACTAACGGTAAAGATCATAACCAAAATGTATATGAAGGCGATGTTGTTTTAATTCCTGATGGTTGGTTTCATCGTGTACATGCTGGACCACATGGTACTTACTTTGTTTGCGTATTTGATGGCAGGAGAGAGCATTGACATTAAAAGATAAAATCACGTGGCGTATGGATAAGCTGCAAAGCTTTATGGAATCTAACTATCACTTAGAGAATCCTGAAGAAGTCAAAGAGCTTATTCGTTCTGTTTCTAAGTTTTGGTCTGTTCTTGATGAAGAAGATCGTGATTATATTCATGGGTGTGAACACGGCATTGAGGAGATGGTAGATTGGAAAGTGTAGGACTTACCGCATCAACGTTTGATCTATTACACGCAGGCCATATTGAAATGCTGCGTGAAGCAAAAGCTCAATGCGATTATCTTATTTGCGCTTTGCAAATTGATCCATCGGTTGATAGACCAGAAAAGAACAGCCCTGTTCAAACAGTTGTTGAGCGTTACACTCAGCTTGAAGCTGTTAAATTTGTGGATGAAATTATCCCGTATCTTCATGAAACTGATCTTGAAGATATACTTCAAATGCGGCCAATTACGGTACGCATCTTAGGTGATGAATATCGCGATAAAGATTTTACAGGTAGAGATATTTGTAAAGCTCG